ACTTACAAATTGACTTAGATCAACCTAAAATAACCTTTGATGTACTAGAAAGAATTACTAACTCAATAACGTTCGGAGTACTGACACTTGAACACAATCTATGGAGGGGTAACTACCTTAACCAAGTGTTACCAAAGAACAAAAATTTATGCGCCGACATTTATAATTACAAGAACAAATGTGCTAGTTTATTAAAAAAATTAGGTTACACAGTGTTGGTAAACAATGTAGGTTTTGATCAAGATGGGATTTTTCATAGTTATGAAGATTGGTATATAAATCTAAACATTGTTTCTAAAGAAATTATTGATGCTTACAAATGGATTACATGTGATCATAACGCTAAAGATTTTAAAAAAGTACTGTTTAACTAACGTTGCAAACATAAATATATAATATAGGAATAAAATCATGCAAACTTTTCATTTAAACACACCCGAGTCTCAGGCAGTAAGACATACATTCAAGGTAGCTGCACAAGAAAAAAGAATGGCTCTTAAAAATGCTCCTAAAGTTGCTAGACTGTCAAAGCCTGCAGGAGTAAGTAACAGTACTCCTAGAACGCCTTTTAAGGGTGCAGGCAAATAAGTAAAAACCTACTGTGAGATTAAACGAATTTGACTGTACTGGTGAAAAGCCAATAACTGTTTTTTATACGGATGACTCAAACGGCGGAGGTATGACTTTTGCTCAAGACTTCATACCCACTATAAAAAGATTGTACCCGAACAGAAAATTTGGTAAAGCATTTGACTGGTGTTCTGGAGCAGGATTCATAGGTTTTTCTTTACTATCGCACGGGCTATGTGATAGTTTATGTTTAAATGATTTGTTTAGTCCCGATATATATGCAATAAAACAAACCATTGAACACCCAAGTAATAAATTTACAGATAATGTTTCTGTTTATTTGTTGAATGATATAGCAAATTTACCAATCAAAGAAATGTTTGATTTAGTGGTGGCAAATCCTCCTCACTATAAATCTTATATTAGTACCGGGCATAATTGGAATAGAATAGGTACTGATTTAGATTGGAAAGCGCATAAAAGTTTTTTTAAAAGTATCAAGTCGCACCTAAATCCCAATGCAGTTATATTATTATTGGAAAGCATAGATGATTCTTCAATAAAAGAATTTGAACCTATGATCAATGATGCGGGATTAAGAATAGTAAATATCCATGATAGCACAGGTGGGTTGTGTTTCATTGAGATACAGGAAAGCCCCAATTAAGGGGCCTTACTATTTGCAACATTAATTTAGAATGGTGCGGGTTCGGTAGCTTTAAGAATATCTTCAACTGTAGTTGTTGCCTTCTTAGCACGAGCCTTGATAGCTTCCATGCTGGGCTTAGCCTTAGACTTAACTTTAACAGTACCTTTGTTTGCTTCTTTGACACGATCCTCAATAGCATCGTTAATGGTTGCTTGATCTTCGGCTGAAGCAAATTCAGCACATGTCAACATGTGTTTAAGAGCCTCGATCTTAGTCATCTCACTGGGCAATTCAATAAATTCACAACGAGTAGCCCCGCCCTTTGTGAATTGCTTAACACGTCGGACCATGTCATCAGTAAAACGAACCTTCGCATTACCATTGTGAACAGTGATACCAACAACCTTAAACGTCTGTGCAGTCATAAAATAAAATCTCCAAGAGAGTTAAACAAATGTGCGATATTGCACGATATAATGATAACAGAAACGGAATTTATTGTCAACCACTTCTGTTACCAAAATCTTAAATAAGATTAGCCGATTCGCTAATCATGCTTGAGCCGTACATAGCACGGGCCATTTGATATGCTTGATGGGGGTTGGGAGCCTGAATAGTGATTCGCATGGTACCACCGGCATCATTTCGAACAAGCATCCAATAAGTATACATGATATTTCCTCAAGCAGTCAAATAAATTACGTAGATACCAAACAGAAAAAGAATAACAAATGTCAACAATTCTAATTCTGAAATATGAGTATACACCCAAACTTTTAATTTGTCAAGCATTTTTTTACCTTTTATGCAACAATGTAGGGCTTGTTCCAAGAACCAATGTTGATGTCAACATAGTATGCGGTGTGAAAATAATCCACTTGTGCATCAGATTCATCGAACCAGTCGGCCGACTTCAATGCCTTCATAGCTTCAGTCAAGAATTCTTTAGCAACACCCGAATAATGTTCATGGAACCAGTAAGGGTTAATATCCATCGATTGATTCTTGCGAATGTATTCAATTTGATCGGCACGCAACTTGTTGCCATAAATTGTGTTCTTATCGGTTTCGATATAGTTTTCAATGAAATCAATTGCACCGCTCTTGATGTTCAATGAAATTGTAGAATGATTGCGAACACTAAGGGTACCTTTAACCTTGTACTTTGCAAGAATGGGTTTCAATGCGATTGCAATCTTAGCCTTTTTGTCTTGATTCATATAAGCCATTTGTTAACTCCTTTTAATCATTCAATACAAGTATTATATCGCCAAACCGATTTATTGTCAACCTTTTTACTTATTCTTTTCCGATTCTTCAGCCATTTTGCTGATGCCGAGGATCATGACAATAATACCAATAAAACTGAACAGCAAAATTTGTGTAACGGTGAGACCTGCATTGTCACTGCCACTAGCAGTAACAAAAAGAATAAAAAATCCAACTAGAAATAACGGCATAGTATACCTTTCAATCAATTTATAAGATATATTATATAGCCAAATTGATTTATTGTCAAGCCAAATCTATTGGTTTTTTGTGCTTGGGCTTGCGTTTGTAAGCAAGTTTGTTTTCAACAATTTTGGGCTTAAAGGGGCTGTTGTTGTCAAACAACATTTTATGTGCCCTATGTTTGGGGCGTTCTATCTTAAATGATAAAGTTTTCATAATACCCTTATTGTATACCCAAATTTATTTTTTGTCAACCTTTTTAAATTCTTTGTTGACGTAATATTTAATCAATTCACGTTGCATCATGGTGATCAAGTCGCCATGATCGTTGTCAATGACAAACCGTACAGGGCAATCACCCCATGACCTAGATTCATTAAAACGTGCGAACCACTGCCGATGGTCTTTGTTAGATGGATTGAACACTACGTAGGGTCGACCATAAAGAGCAAGTTTAGACATATGTATCCTTAAATTTTAAATGAAACGTTTTTGACAGATTTAATTGTAAAACTACGCCACTCATTCTTTTCCAAGTCAAACACACGCATACTGGTAGTACTTTCCTTGCGAGGTGTTGCATCTTCTTTTAGTTCTACTTTTGGTAGTTTGCTTTCTTCAAGTGTGCATTCCATAACACGTTCAGTACCATCCTTCTTAGTAAAGGTTACCGTTGCTGGGCCTACCTTTAACATTGACTTAAGCCATGGACCAAACTGTTCCCAATCACTATCAGTCATGTTTGGTTTTAGTTGAGGATTTTCACTTACTTTCATTTTGCTCACTCCATGTTGTAAAAAAGTTTTTGATTTTTGTTTCTTCATCCCACTCACTACCATATTCATTGCGTTCATCACACAATTTCAATGCCTCTTCTTTAGACACCGTACGGTGATTGAGGATAATATCAGTTGGGCGCAAATGCTCTTGACTGAATTCTTTTGCTTGTTCCATTGTTACTGTGTCTAATGCATACTCAGTTTTACCTGCAGGCACTTCAACCATGTATGTAACTTTGAATTGACTTAGTGCTTCAACCAATACCCATTCTGTTTTTTCTTTTTTAGTCAAACTATAACTCCCATCACCGAGGTCTGTCCAAACAATATCGTCTCCTTCAGCCCATCCTGTTTCTTTTAAAAGATCATCAGGAAATTGAATGATTGCATCTCCTGTTTTAGGATCTTCCTCTACATCTAGTGTCCAAGATTTTTTACTCATTGTGTTAGCATCCTAAATAAACCAATGCTGTCAATAGTTACTAAAAGGCCGTAGTTAGCCAACATGCCAAACGATTTCCTGCTATAAGCGCACCAACCGTACATAGCACAACCAGTAATCCACACAGGATAAAGAATAATGAGAGGGGGATTGGGTGCAGTGGCGGCCATCGTAATACTACAGCCAACGCTGATACCCCAAGCCAATACTTCGACAAAAAACCTAAACGGATGCGTTTTGTAATCATCTTTAATCCAGCTAAAAATTCCATATAATAAATCATTCATGTTTGTCAATCATTGTTTGTAGAATATCTTCTACAAGTTGGTTTACTGTGATATCACGTTTGTGAGCCTCTTTAAACAAATCCAACAATAAATCATCTTCAAGGTCTAATTCAATTTGAACACGGTTGTCAAATGTTTTGCCGTTCATAATAGCCCTAGCCTTTTCAAAAAAATCTTGTTTAACTTCAAGGTCTACAAACTCAACATCATCATAGGCAACACGATATTTGTGATTGCGTTCTACAGCTTCCTTTAAATATGCGTCAAAGTATTCAACATTGAACCAACGATAGGGTCTAGATTTAGAATCACCTAACTCTCTTACCCACACTTCTGCCTCATATACTGTTTGATCCAATGTGTCAAAAACAATACTACCGCTACCGTATTCAGTTTCAAATTCTAAAAAACGTGCGTGATCACCATAGCAGTGCCATAGATAATCTGCGCCACCGGTAATCTTGTATTCAAATGCTTCAATAACTTCTTGTAGGGTCATGCTATGCTCCAATTAATATGTACAGTATACTATGGGTTTGATTTTAGCACAATAGAAACGGTCACATTGTAGGACCGTTTCCATTCTTAAAGCCCACAGTTCCACCTTCTGCCTCGATGCGCTTGATCACATCCTCAAATAAGATGGGCGTAAAGTCGGTTTGTTCCACGCATACGCAATGATAACGTGTGTCAATTTCATCACTATATAAGATAGAACCAGTTTTAGCATCTACACCACGTGCCTTCTTTACACGACCACTGTGTAAGTGACCATGGATGTTGACACCAAAACGCCCTAAACTTGCCTCATGTAATGGGATATGACTTAAAATCATACCGTTCATGACATGATAGGCACGTAATTCACGGAAGTGTTCACGATATTCCTCATCACGGAAGATATCATGGTTACCGCGGATTAAGACCTTGTCACCGTTTAATCTGTGCAAGATGCTTAATGACTTGCGGTTGATAACAACATCGCCTAAGTGATAAACTTTATCGTTAGGCCTAACTCGGTCGTTCCAACGCTTGACCATTTCTTCATCCATTTCATCTGGATCAGTCCATGGCCTAATCTTAGTGACTCCGTCACTTTCTGTGAATTTACACACTCCGGCATGACCGAAATGTGTGTCACTTGTTAAAAATACACTTGGCATATTTTATCCTTTCTTGCAAAATGTGTTAAGTGCAGGCTTCAATGTGTTGATTAAATACGTTTCACGCTGATGAGCCTCAGCCTTACCACGTACAACTTCAACGATACTATAGGTAAACGATTCAACGCCATGCTCTCTAATAGAACGGCTCAAGCCCCAATCCTTATCCTCAGCATACGCACGTTGAATGTGCTTTTGAACTCTACGGTGTGCTGTACGACGGGCATTACCTCCGTAACTCAATACAGTTAATCCAATGTACTCTTGACCGGTCACGATATTACGCAACAAGTAAATTACTTGATTACGATCTGACCTACGTTTACGTGTACTTTTCGAATTCATACATGTATTATATGCCCAAAACCATTTAAAGTCAACCTACTTTTGTTGTTTTTTTGCAACAATTTTCTCGCTATAAATATCAGTATGGCATCATTAACCGATTTTATCACGCATTGGGGAGAAATAGTTGAACTAGATTTTCCTAAAATGGATTTGAATAAAGTAAAAGACATACTAGACAAGCATC